GGAAGAACGTGTATTCGTTACACCTGATTTAGCAGATAAGATCATTGACGCTACAGATTATGTGTGGTTGAAGTTAGGCTTTGATCACCAGCACTTTGAACTATTTAATGATCTGTGTATTAAGCACATCGACAGTAAGACTTGGATTTCTCCTAGAGATTTCCAACAGGTACTTGGTACGGATGTTGTACGGGCAATTGACCCCGATGCTTGGGTCAAGTACTTAATGGAGCAAGATGGTAATTTTATCGTATCTGATGTACGCTTTACTAATGAGTTGTTGGATTACAATGTACTACTTTGGCGTAATGATAAGTACCTTGACAATTCAGGTACTAACTCACATATTGCGGAAGGATTAGCTTGGCAATGTATGCTAGATGTACAACACACCGATGCACCGTATTTACATGATTACACACTATGGAATGATGGTACACCTGAAGGTTTAGAACGTAATATCCGATTCATGGTAACAACTATGGATTTTAGTAACTACAAATAATTGGAGTAACGAGTGCAAGACCTATATCAAAAACAGATCGAGCTAGAGGAAGAATACGCTAATCAGAGTATCATTGAGTCTCAACAACAGGTACTAGATGCGTATGCACAGGGTAGAGCTGCCGATATAGGTCGGGGGCGTATCCTAATCGCTAAGGCTTACGATACAGCTTTAGGGAGTATGCACGAGTTAATGGATTCTAAGAAGCGTGTGTATGGTTTAAATGGTAAGCACTTAAAGATGCTACGTCAGTTAAGTGCTGAGAAAGCTACTATGATTGGTCTGCGGGTAATTGTCGGTGGGTGTGCTGATGATAAGGTACATTTACTACAAGCTATCCTGCATGAGATTGGTCGGTGTATTGAAGTTGAGATCTTATGCGAACGCTTAACGCAGACATCGGAGCAGTACACTAAACGAACTTTAGATTACTTAGAGACTTCAGGTACTAAAGCAATCAACCACCGTTACCGTACATTCAGGGCTGGTGCTGAGAAGCTAGGCTTAGAGTGGAACACTTGGTCGTCTACAGAACGAGCTGCCGTAGGTAAGCTAGTATGTACTGTACTGTACGACACTACAGGTTTGTTTAAATGGGTACGTAACAACGATACAGCCCCATTTACTCTTGAACCTTCAGAGGAGCTTCACCGCTATCTAATGGAGGCTGTAGAGGCTTCTAAGGCTGTTACACGATTACCTCCTATGTTAGTACCTCCTGAAGATTGGGAAGGTATATACAACGGGGGCTACCACACAGACTGGTGTAAAGCCCATGCTAGTATGGTATCATTGCGTAATACACCTAAAGAGTTACGCAGTTGGGTCGTTACAGGGTTAAGTGCTCCAGCAGCTCAACCTCTACGTAGTGCTATGAATAAGGCTCAGAACACAGCTTACCGTGTTAATACACAAGTTATGGAGATTCTAAGCCAAGCCCTAGCACTACGAGTTGGTATCTTAGGACTACCTGCTACAGCACCTAAACCTAAACCAGAGTTTCCTTTTGGTGATAGTTGGTTAAAAGGTGATGCTACTGTAGAGGAGCTAGAAACATTCCAGCATTGGAAACGAACTGTAGCTGCATGGCACACTGAGGAAGTTAAGCGTACTGGTCGAAAGGTTAGTATCTTATCTAAACTCCGTGAGTTGCGACGATATAGTTCTGAGGAGCGTTTGTACTTCCCTACGTTCATTGATTGGCGTGGTAGACTGTACTTCCGTAGTACCCTACACCCACAGCTTAATGACGCTGTAAAGGGCTGTCTTGAGTTCGCAGAGGGTAAGCCTCTGGGTACTGAAGGTTTGTTCTGGTTGAAGGTACACGTAGCCAATTCATGTGGTTACGATAAACATAGCCCAGAGATTAAAGCTAAATGGACTGATGATAATTGGGAGATGATCTGTGACTTTATTGATAACCCACTTGATGTGGACGCACCCGAACCCGACACAGCATTTACTCTATTACAAGCAGGTCTTGCATTGCAAGCTGCTCTACGACTTGACGCACCAACGGAGTACATTTGCCATGTTCCAGTGGCAATGGATGCAACGTGCTCAGGATTACAACATCTATCTGCACTCACTCGTGACACCGTTGGAGCAACGTACACTAACCTGATTGATTCAGAAGGTGATGAGAAAGCAGACATCTATGCTCATGGTGCTCGTGTTGCAGAGGGTTTAAAAGAGTCATTTACGGATGATGAAGTTATATTGAAGTACTGGTCAAATAAACCTATTACACGTAAAATGGCTAAGAAGCCAACTATGACTTTAGTGTACGGTAGTACATTGCTGAGTACAATTGACAGTGTAGCACTTGATATGACCGATGCAGGTTATGATTGTATTACAGATGGTCATAACATTCTTTATAGTATCAATAAGTTAGCTACCCCTATTGCTAAGTCTTTACGTAAAGCTGTACAGGATACTGTACCTATGTGTACTGAGATGATGGGATATATGCAACGAGTTACACGATCTAGGGATGCTGATTGCTTCAAGTGGATTACACCTGTTGGTGTACCAGTTGTGAACTGGGCTGCTACACGGGCTGAGTCTCAGATGCGAATTGATAGTATGGGTATTACTCGTATCATATATGCGTATTCCTCGGCAGAGTACAGCCACCGTATTGCTACGAATGGTATTGTACCTAACTTTGTACACAGTATGGACTCAGCACACTTATGTATGACGTTAAACGCATTCAGTGGCTCTGTAGTACCTATTCATGATTCATTTGGTACACACCCATCGGATGTACCAGAAATGCACGTAGCGCTTCGTAAGACGTTTGTAGAGCTGTACTCGCAATTCGATATGGAATCTTTCATGCGTTTAAATAACGTAGACTTAGAGGAAAGTCCACTACCTAATCGTGGTGATTTAGACCTAGATTTAGTCTTGGATTCACGCTTTATGTTCTGTTAAATCAATAGCCTTCATAACGGAAGGCTTATAGAAGGAGATAAAATTGAGTAAAGTACTAACAGAGGGGGAGAGAAAAGTCCCTGTATTTACAGATGTACAGTTAGAATACTTAAATAGAGTATTTCCAGAGAGTACTAAATATGAAAGTGATTCAAACTCATTACAGTATCACAGAGGTACTCGTGCTGTAGTCAAACACATTGAACATCAAATCAACATGAGTAGGAGATAAGTATGAGTTTCTTCAAGAAAGTATTTAAATCGTTGGGATCTATGTTGGGTATTTCAGAATCCCCTGCACAAGAGAAGGCACGTAAGCAGGCAGAGGCTCAAGCACGTGAAATGGAGAACATGCAGAAGCAGCGTCAAATCCTTGATAATGCCAATGAGGTAAGTGAGGTCACAACTATCCAAGAGGGATTACTCGATGATGGTGGAAGTGCTACATCAACAGGGACACGTCGCAAGAAACAAGCCACTGGTGGTGCTACATCTGGTTTAGGTATTACAATTTAAGGGGTACTATATGCTTGGACATGAAAGTCTAGTAGCTATGTACAAGCGGTTAGAGGATTGTCAGTTACTAGAGCGTTTAGAATGCTACGCTCTATGGACGATCCCATCTGTGTTCCCTAGTGCTACTAACATCAAAGAAAACGGTAATGCTTTAATTGAGCATGATTACCAAAGTACAGGTGCATTACTTGTAAACCGATTAGCTACTAAACTAGCACGGACTTTGTTCCCTGTAGGTACAAGTTTCTTCCGTATTGATATTACAGACGAAGCTAAAGATCGTATCCGTAAACAGCTAGGGGCTGAAGCAGATGAGCTATCATTTGTACGTTTAGAGAAAGAAGCTTGTGATCAGTTATTTCGTAATGCTAGTTACGCACAGTTAATTCAGCTACTTGTGTTATTAATTATCACAGGTGAGTGCTTACTGGTGCGCCAAGATGACAAGATTCATATTCGTAGTTTACGCAACTACGTTCTACAACGTAACCACATCGGGGAAGTTCAACGCATTATCATTAAAGATTGTAAGCGTTACTTTGAACTATCTCCTGAAGTGCAGCAGTTCTTAGGTGAACGGGATGCTAATGCTAAACTAGAATTATATACACAAGTCCTGAAGGTTACTGATCCTAAAACACGTATTGTTCGTTGGGAGGTTACTCAAGAGGTTGATGGACAAGTACTCGATGGTATTAAAATCTATCGTGATAAACTATGTCCGTATATCCCTGTGACTTGGAGTTACATGAATGGTGATTCGTATGGACGGGGTTATGTAGAACAGTACGCAGGTGACTTCGCTAAGTTATCTGAGTTATCTGAAGCACTAACCCGTTATGAATTAGAAGCCTTACGTGTTATCCATGTGTACGACCCAGCAGGTGCTTTCGATATTGATAGTGCTGTTCAGGCTAATACAGGTGATTTCATTACAGGACAGAAGGATTCTGTGCAGCCCTATGAGTTCGGTGTGTACCAAAAGATTCAAGAGATTCGTAATGACCTAGAGACACTTAAGCAACAGCTAAGTGTGGCGTTTATGTACGCAGGTAATGTTCGAGACGGGGAGAGGGTTAAAGTTATTGTGGCTCTCTATAAATTCAATTAAATCGGTGGACACCTAGAACAGGTAATACCGAGATTATTCTTACTTTAACGATATGGAGATTATACATG